TTCCTCTAGTTCTAGCAGTTCTGGTTCAAGTTCTAGCGGTTCTTCTGGATCTTCGGGAGGATATGGTGGCGGTTACTAAGATCTAGTACAAGCCCATCTTTTAATTTCTTGTGATTTAAAACGTTCATGTAAAACATCTATTGCCTTTTTTGGTTCGTTATCAACACCACAAGTAAATATATCACATTTAGCAATACTGTTTTCTGGCCAAGTGTGAATACTCATATGACTCTCAGCAAGTAACGCATAAGCAGTTACACCCTGAGGGTCAAATTTATGTGAATCTATTTTTAATATTTCACAACCTGCTGCTTCTGCTGCAAGTTTTAAACTTTCTTTGACATACTCTTCATCATCTAAAAGATGATTTGAGAGACAATATTTTAAATCAAATAGAATGTGTTTCATAAAAATCACTTAGTGCATCATCAATAGCATCCGTAGGATGGGTGGCATTTTTTTCTATATTTTCTCTTCTTTGATTTCTGATAAACATATCTTGTATAGCTGTCCAGTGGTGAATATTATAAACATCAATATCACCTCTCAACTCTTCTTTTGGTAAAGAAGGTTTTGGTTTAGGAAGTTCATCATATGGTGGGCAAACAGTAGGTTCACCATCCAAACGAGGACTACAAGCTTCTGCTGATGCAGCACACCATGCTATTGCAGCAATTATCATAGTCGCATAAATCTTAGTCATCTTTTTTTAAAACTACAACAGGTGCGATCACTCGATGGAATTCTCTAAAGTATTCCATTCGATCTTTTGCGTACTCTCTTTGTTCTGGTTTCTTTTTCTTAGACATTAGAAAGAAGCTTCTAGATCACAGACTTCATCATAACATATAGAATACGTTATGTCATCTTTCCAATATGAAGTATAGAGTTTGTCCCATATTAAAGTAAACTCCTCTAAATTCAAATTTTTAAAGAGGACTTCCTTTTGAAAGTAAATGTGGTAACTTTGGTTCATTCTCCTAGTGTGTGAATTACTGGTTTTTCATGTAGTAATACTTTATATAGTTGCATGATTTCTGCTGCAGATACTGGTATAAACTCTTGTTTAGGTTCAAATCCTTCATATCTCTTTGCTTGATTGATTACTATAGAACCATTCTCTCCAGATTGTGATCTATGATATGTGTTTTTCGGTATAATTAACGCACCACTATGTACATTCAAATGAACTATATGATATGGATACTTCCAATCAAAATTTACTAACTCAAATTGTCTTTCACCAGATACGACTCTATTATAGTCATCTTGGTATTGGTGAATATAAAACTGTTTTGCACCAACTAAGTCATCTGGGGGTGAAATAGCAGCACCAGTGTGAACTACCAAATCCGATGCATTTGATTCATCTACAGATATATCATAAAAGATAACATCTGCTGTTTCTCTAAAAACACGATGTTTTTTGAATTGAACGTCACTCATAAAAAACTAAAGGGGTCAAATTTTTGGCGGGATTTTTTTTGCGGTTTTTTGGTAAATAAAAGTCGAATTTCGTTTTCAGATTCCGCTACCGACATAAGGACGACTAGGTATGTCTCCATCCCCTTCATCATCATCCTCATCCTCAAGTTCATCGATACGATCTTGTAAGTCTCGATGAATTTCTATATCTTCTATCGTTCTTTGTGCACCTGAGATAGGATACTTCTCTACCTCATCTAATTGTAATTCCTCATACCCTTTAAACTTAACACCTAACAACTGGTCACCAGGTTTGACACCTTGTAACTCAGGATGTTGTTTTGGTTTATTGGCATCTTGTAAAACTGATCCCATCAATCTAAACATGTATGCAAAGGTTGCTGCAAATAACATAACAAACATAATCAAATAAACTGTTACTGATAGGTCATTCATTGTCGTGATAATGCTTTTAATACTTCTTCTTTAGTCTTCTCTACAACATCCTTAAGAATATCTACATCAATACCCATAAAAGGAGGTATCTCTCCGATAACTCTGAAGAATCCATCTGTAAAGAGTGCAATAAAAAGAAATCCTAAAACCATACTGATCAAACCTGCATTTCTATTGTGTCGATTGATAGCAAATTCGATCATGTCATCAACTTCCTCCTTAGTCATATACCTTTTTAACTTCGGACTCGGTTTAGGTTCTTCTTTCATGTTTAGTTCCCTCGGTTTTATTTCTTTAAATCTATTGGTCATTATCCGCCTGCAGCATCACAACCAATAGCACTACCTACTACTACACCCAATGGAATTGCCCACCAACGACCATCTCCTCTAGACATCGCTGCTGCTGCACCACCACCAAGAAGACCACCTGCAATCTTTCCATCTGTGCAATCGTTACCATCAGCATCAACTCTTTGAGTTGTAGGTGTTGGTGTAGTTCTGTATGTAGTTCTTGTGCATGGAACTATAACTCTTTCAATATCTGTCTCAACATAACCAGGACTATCCATAGTACCAGGAATATATCTTTCAGAGTAAACATCTCTGTAGCATCTATTTTGATGTGCATACCCACCTGATTGAATGTAACTATGGTCAGGTGTTAGATCTCTAGGATCACTAGAAAGTTCATTGTATGCTTCATCATTGTATCTATCGCCAGCACCTGCAAGAACAGGACTAACGAAAGCACTTAATGCTAATACAGTTGCTAATGATTTTTTCATGGTTCTCCATGTGTTGTTACTATAATTATATAAGAAAAGGAGAGTCATTACAACCCTCCTTGTGACAGTTATTTTATTGTCTACTTACTCTTCTTCAGCAAGTTGAGCAAAGTAAGATAGAGTTGCTTCTCCATCCTCTACAGGAGATGATGCTACTGCTTTCTCTCGAAAGTCAGACACTTCCTTTCCCCAGTTTTTGCCCTCAGACAAGTCTTCTAAAGGTGCTTCTTCAAATGCTGCAACCGTTGGTGCAGTTCTTCCAAGCACTAAGTCAAGACGTTTCTTAAGATCTTCATATGATTTGAAGTTCTTAGAATCTTCAAACTCTGCAAGAGAGTAACCCTCTTTCCAGATAGATTCTAGTTTTTCATCATCAAAGTCTGCAAGAGTTGCAGGTGCTGCAAACTCAGACTTATCATAATTCCAATATCCATCCACCTTTCTGATCTTTAATTTAAAGTCAGCACCCTTCCAGAAATTGAAAGGATCTAGTGGTGTCTCATCAGCAAATGCAGGTTGCATTGCTTCGATTAATTTATCAAAAATCTTTTTACCGTACTTGTATAGGAATACTCTTCCTTCGTTCTCAGGATGAGCAGGATCTGATACAACATAGATGTTAGAGTAGTAAGAGAGTTTTCTCTTCTGTGCTCTAGCGATTTCTTTGTCGCTATCTTTTCCGCTATTCCAAAGTTCACGGTTTAGTTCGCCAACAGGATCGTCTTTGCCAAGAGTGGTGAGAGAGTTCTCAATATACCACTGTCCGCCAGGACCTTTGAAGGCATGACTCCAGACCTTTGCCCAAGGCATTTCTTCTCCGTTAGGAGCAGGTAGGAATCGTATTACAGCATAACCATTACCTGATTTATCAAGTTCTGGTTTCCAGAGACGCTCATCGGCACCTCCACCACCTGCTGTAGGTTGGTTTAGTTTTTCGATCTCTCTTGTCAACTTTGATAGGGTATCCCCTGTCTTAGAAGCTTTCTTTAGTGATGCGAAAGACATAATCGTATTCTCCGTATTAGATGTATTAAGCTACTGTGTAATCGTAGCACACTATTTAGGCATTGTCAATCTCTTTCTTTGCTGCTTGTTCTAAAACCGTGATCATTTTATTCAAGCATTCTAAGAGATCGCTGTAACCAAATGCTTTTGCCATAGCATTGATTCTTTCTTTCATATCTGCTGCCTCTTCATCCTCAGAAGCAGATAGAGATAATCTAGTATAAAAAGTTTTTTGTTTCTCAATCAGATACTTACAATCTTCAATGTGATCTAATCTTCTATCGAGAGTCATAGATGGTAGTCTTTGTGACATTACTGCAATTTCTTGGTAAGTCTCAAAGATATCTTTTAGATTGTCTTGTACTTGTTCTGATTGAAAAAACGTGCTCATAACTTTTCTTTTATAGTTTCTAGAATAACTTTTTTATATCTTTGACAATCAATGTCAAGAAATGGTTCATACTTTTTAATTACCTTCTTAGTTTCTTTCCAGATAGGATCTTTGATTACCTTATCTAGATTGTTAGTATAACCTATGCAATGTTCAAAAACAACTAGAGTTTCTAAATCTACTTCATCTGCATAGAATCTTTTTAATAAAGGAGGATGTTGTCCTTTTGTAAGGAAGATGCTATCAAAGTTATTGTTGGTCTCTTCTAGTAAAAGATTCACATCCTGTTTGAATTTATAAGTAAAAGACTCTTGATGAATCTTCCACTGGGTGTAGATATC